TTATTTATTATGGATAAAATAAGCTGTATAATTATTTTACGGGCATTATTTATTTTAGATATTCTTGAAAAAGGATGGTGTGTTAGAAAAAATAAAAATGATGATGTATTTGAAATTTATAAAAGTATAAAAAAAAAAATATAAAATTTAAAGAATAAAATAATTTTAAAGATAAACAAATATGGGTGGTGGACTAGTCCAACTAGCCGCGTATGGGTCACAAGATGTTTACCTTACTACTAATCCACAAATTACTTATTTTAAAGCAGTATATCAACGTAGCACTAATTTTTCAATGGAATCTATAATTCAATTAATTGACGGTAATATAAATTTTGGTGGTAATATTACAGTTGTTATAGCAAGAAATGGTGATCTTTTAGGTAGTATGGTTCTACAAGTATCTATGCCTAATCCAAATATTTACATTAACAACCCAACAAGTTATGATTATTTTGGATGGATACAAGGTGTTGGAAATTATCTTATTAAATATACAAGTATTGAAATTGGAGCACAACAAATTGATGAACAATACGGTTTATGGTTAGATATATGGTCTGAATTAAATTTAAATAATTCACAAATTCCTGGTTATACACAAATGGTTGGTAAAAGTTATTCATCTGCTGTGTGGCAACCATACAACACAGCAGTTGAACCTGGCAGTCGTCTTTTTATTCCTTTACAATTCTGGTTTTGTCGTAACCCTGGTCTAGCTATTCCACTTATCGCTTTACAGTATCACGAAATAAAACTTAAAATAACATTTGAAAAATTTGAAAATTTAATTGTTGCTGTAACAAATGGAAATTACCAAGAACCAGTTTTAAATGGAACTACACCTACTTTTACAAATTTTCAAATTTGGAATACTTATTATTATTTAGATACTATAGAACGTAGAAAATTTGCTCAAAATCCACACGAATACCTGATAGAACAAATACAATCTCAATCTGGTAATGTATTAAGTAATGTTCTTGAAAATAATATTAGACTTAATTTAAATCACCCAACTAAAGAACTTATTTGGGTATTTAATAGAAATGGAAGTAACGCACCCCAAAATGATTTTTCTATAGGAACAAATATTATTCCAAATGGAACACCAGCACAATTTGCACCAATGTATAATTTTAAACTTATTCTTAATGGAACCGACCGCTTTAAAGAACGACCAGGTGAATATTTTCGTTTAATTCAAAATTATGATCACCATACAAGAATTCCAGGTAATTATATTTATACTTACTCTTTTGCACTTCGCCCCGAGGAACACCAACCCAGCGGAACTTGTAATTTTTCACGTATAGATACAGCCCAACTTAATTTTTTTCTTAGAAACTCATCAACTGTTCCAAATAACTTGGACGGAGCACCCCAAGAAAATTACAGTGAACTTCCAAGTTATACTCTGTTTGCCCCAAGCTACAATATTTTAAGAATTATGGGAGGTATGGGGGGTTTAGCTTATAGCAATTAAATTAATTAAATTTTAATTTAAATTTGCCAATTTCTAAAGGAATGGAAAAAATGTGGGTTTAAATTAAATTTTAATTTAATTAATTTAATTTCGTAATTTCTCCCAAAAATAAAATAAAACTAAAGAGTACAAATAAACAAAAATGGGGGGTGGACTTATGCAACTTGTCGCTTACGGTGCCCAAGATATCTATCTCACTGGTCAACCACAAATTACTTTTTTTAAATCAGTTTATCGCCGACACACCAACTTCGCCATTGAATCTATTCAACAGACAATCAATGGTTCCGTTGCTGCCGGTGCTCGTGTAAGCGTTACCATTTCTCGTAACGGCGATCTTCTCAAATGTCTTTGGGTTCAATACAACCCAGCTCTTCTTATCCCATCAGGTGTAACTGCTGTTGCAGCTGATCTTTCCCACGCTATTCTTCAGATTATGGAAATTGAAATTGGAGGTCAGCTGATTGATCGTCACTACGGAACTTGGCTTACTGTGTGGCGTGATCTTACCGAAGTTAATAGCACTGGTGCTCAAGGACAACTGTCAACAACTGGTGCTGAACCACCAATCAATTCAAGTAATGGTGCAACCGATGGTGAGTCTGGTGATGTATCTACTCGTTATCAGCGTATGGCTTATACCCATCAAGGAAATCAACTTGGTGTAACAGCTACAACTGGTGCACCTACTGAATGCTATATTCCAATGCGTTTCTGGTTTTGCCGTAATCCCGGTCTTGCCGTACCTCTTATTGCTCTTCAGTATCACGAAGTTAAATTCAATATTCAGTTTGCTCTTGCTTCACAGTATGCTTTTGGAACTATCCCATCAGCTGGAGGTATTGGTAATGCAAACTTTGCTGTTTATGCCGATTATGTTTACCTTGACACAACCGAGCGTCGCCAGTTTGCGCAGAATGCTCACGAATACCTCATTGACCAGCTTCAGACTCAACAGGAATCAAGTTCAGGAACAAGTGCCAATAACACCATTCGTCTTAACTTTAACCACCCCGTTAAGGAACTTATCTGGGTTGGTGCACCTGCACTTCTAACTGCGTCTTCATCATCAGATTCAGTAGGAGGTGGCGCTACACCATCACCTATTATTGTTGGAGCATCTGGTGCTACATCTAATACCCAAATGAAGATTATTCTTAATGGTACTGACCGTTTCACTGCCAGAAATCTTAAATACTTCACTCGTAACCAAGTTTGGGATTGTCATACTGGTTTCGGTGCTACAGGTATTGCTGATTCTATTGCGGTTTACAGCTTTGCACTTCGCCCAGAGGAACATCAACCATCAGGAACATGTAACTTTTCACGAATTGATACTGCACAGCTTGCATTTTACGGAGGTCTCGGGGAAACCATTGCTGCACTTAATATCTTTGCAGTTAATTACAACGTTCTTCGTATTATGTCAGGTATGGGAGGTTTGGCTTACAGCAATTAAGCATAATATTTTGCTTTTTAAGAAGTTTAAATCTTCGTTAATCTTCGTTAATATTTGTAATTTATTTGTAAACTTCAAGGAATATGTTTTTTTTGTTTACCACCCCGTTCAAAAATAATTTTAAATTATGACAAATAAATTAAACTTTATAATTTTATTTATCCTTAAAAATTTAAGGTAAAATAAAAATATAATCTAAAGTAAATGACTTCTAAAACAACGCCAAATCCTAATGGTGTAAATTATATTTCAGGTTCTGGAAAATATAAACACACCAATGATGCAAATGATCCTGAATGCGCATCAAACTGGAATTATTTTGAAAGAAATGGAAAAAGTTTAATACTTGGTAATATACCAAATATTACTATGCAAGGAGACAATAAAAATTGGTGTGCATTAAAAGAGAAACCACCACCTTTTACTGTAGGGTTAAAATATAATACAGTAAATAAAAATACTGATGATTCTTTATCACAAATTCAAAATTTTATGTTTCTTATACAAGAAATAGGGTGTAAAGAATTAGTTCCAGGTTTAATAAATAATATTCAAACAGCACCTACAGGCACAGAAAAAATATCGAGTGATGATGCATATCTGATTCTTACAAAAGATTTTCGGATAATGATGGAAAATATGCCATTTACAATAGATTCAAAAACAAAAATATTTGAAGCATATAATATATTAGTTAAAAATATTGTAATTAAAGTAAGTGTAAATGGAGTAGTAGATCCAGTTAGAGTTAAAGAAAATATGATTGATATTTACAAATCATTTTGTCCTGGTTCTATGATGGGAACTTATTACCCTCCTAAATTACTAACTTCCTCGACAGAGGGCAGTCAACCGAAGGTAGCCTCACTTCCTCCGATGCAACCGAATATATCATCACTTCCGATACAGCCAGATTATCTATTGAACTTAACATCACCAATTAAAAATAAGTCAGGACAGCGATGGGTTTATGATAGGGTGTTTGATTTAAAAACAACTTATAATTTAAATTTTGAATTGTTATTTGGTATACCTAGAAGAATTAAAGATTCTGATACAAAGATTAGTGGTACTATAAAAAACCCTGCCACTAACACTATACAGACATTTTATTATAATAATAGATATGATAAGGATGGTATTATAAAAGTTTATTTTACTATGAATAATTTAAAAGGCCCTACTGATATTAATATTCTTGTACTTACAGGTATGTCAGATGAATATATTACAATAGAACGTGCAGTTATAACTAGTACCCCATACACAGCTGTTAAATCAACTTTTGGTTCAATGGAAAACGATGATTCAATGTTAGATTCAATTTTAGGTTCAATTGAAAGTTTTGGTTCTACTGGAAGTACTATTTTTATTATTATTTTATTAATTGTATTAGGGTTAGCTGGTTACCTAATTTACACAAACCGTGATAAAATTAAAATGCCAAGCTTAAAACAACGTATTGCACAATTCGGTAGACAAATTAAATCAATTAAAAAATTTTAATTTAAATTTAAATATTTGTTTTAAGAAATGGGAAATTTTGATTCAATGGAAACTTTTGGTTCAATGGAAAACAATTGTTCAATGGAAAATTTTGATTCAATGGAAAACAATTGTTCAATGGAAAATTTTGATTCAATGGAAAACAATGATTCAATGGAAAATTTTGATTCAATGGAAAACAATAATTCAATGGAAAATAATTTGCCACAAATTATTGATAAAATAAAATTATCAATGGCAGGTTCAATTGAAGGTTTTGGATCTTGTGGAAGTACTGTTTTTATTATTATTTTATTAATTGTATTAGGGTTAGCAGGTTACCTAATTTACACAAACCGTGATAAAATTAAAATACCAAGCTTACCTCAACGTATTGCACAATTTGGTAGACAAATTAAATCAATTAAAAAATTTTAATTTAAATATTTTCGTTAAAATAATAAAAAAAAATTAAAAATTAAAAGTAATATTATGGGATTTGATAAAACTTTACCCGATAAACTAACAGATGCAGAAAAAAAGAAAAAAAAACAACTTAATAAGGCACTAGCAAATCCAGAACGTGCTGCCGCAAATAAATTTTCAGCCGATGCCAAACGCGAACGTAGAAAAGAATCTGGATCGGTTAAAGTAATTAATCATTAACATTTTAATTTCTCATAAAAAAACACACACATCTTTTAAACAAATTATTTCTAATACAACCTGCACCCATTGATATTACAATTTTAAATTAAAAAATCCACGTATGTCTTTATTTCCTTCTTTTTTTCTTTTTGCCTCACCAATACTTACTTTTTCACGTTGTTTTGCTTTTATTAGACTTGGTCTATTAAACATTTCTTCACATTTTAATTCTCCCAAAAGAATATCAAATATTGTTTTGAGTGGATTTTTTAATTGATGGTCTAGATAATAAAGAGTATCAATAGGTATATTATTTTTAATTACATAATCAGGATCTTCAGTCTTTTTCCAAGACAATGCTTTTGGATCCCCAATATCTACGTAAACAAAAGGAACACGGTCACCTGGTTTAGGTGCACTATTAGCATCACGTGTTCTCATTTTTTCTACCAATGCTACGTGTGCCATTGTTGGACATTCTTCTATTTTTTCAAATTTACCAGTTTTTATACTTTTACCTTCTTCTTTTTCTTTAATTTCTTTGGTATGTATCCAAACATAAGGTCCTGATTTATCTGATGAACCATCATCTAATTTTTTTGAATAAACTTTGGTATAACCTTTATAATCATTTCTTAAATTTTTAGAAAGTATTAATTTTTTTATTGGAACCTCACCATTAAGTAAACGGTCAATGTATATTTCAGCTTGTTCTTTACCTTTTTTAAGATTATTTTCAAACATTATAGGTGTAAGAACTGCATCAAGTGTTTCTTTTACATATCCACAATTATCACGTCTAACTAATTCAACACCTTTGGCTTCTATTTCACCATTATGTTTCTTGGGATTAGTCCATTCAAGATACATATAACGTTTTTTTGCAACCAATATCAAAGGAAACATATATTTTTCAAATTCCAGTTCTATAGGTTTTTTAAATGTTTTAGATATCTCCTTAGCGGCAAATTCTGCTTTTTTAAATAAAGTTGTTAAAGTTCCATCTGCGTCTACTGGTTCAGGAAATATTACATAACAACTATCCGTATTTTTTACAATTAATTGTCCAATCCCTGCTTGAAATGTTCCGGAGTCTGTTTCAATATCGTAAACATAATCATTAATTTTTCCAAATTTTCTTATTTTTTTAATTTCATTTTCATTTTTTCTTAATTTTGTAGATAATGTAAGAGTAAAAATATTTAATTTATCGGAACGATCATTAATACTTACAACAAATCCTAGGTTTTTTCCTAAAAGATAATAATGACTTGCTGATAATTTATTTTTAGCAGTTAATTTAATATTTTTTGTTTTATCATTATAACATTTATAACCATCTGCTAAATAATATCCATAGAAAAACCATTTTTGGTTTTCTAATTCTGAATTTAATATATCTTCTGTAATAATTTTACATTTATTTGAATAAAATATACTATAAATTTCTACTATTTTTTTAATATTACCAATAGGAACTAATTTATAAACACCTGAACTTTTAAATGTATTAAGTATTTTAAATGAAAAATCTGGGTAAATTATATCTAACCACTCTAAGAGTGTTTGTAAAATATGAATATCTGCGTTATTTAATGCCCACGAATATTTTATACCACTTGGACAATTATATTTTCCACAACTTCCATCACCTACAAAAAAACCTTGAATAAATATTAAACGGTAAATTTCAGGAACTTTATTTAAATTTTTAAATACATCAATTATATCTTCTAAGTTAAAAGGTTTAATTTTACTATTTTTATTTTTGGGAAAACTATGAAATAATAGTTGTCCTATAATTACATCATTTGGTTTTATTTGTTCCAAATTTATATTGAGAAGAGAATGATCCTCAGTTACATCTACTAATCCTGTATGTGTTAAAATACGATAAATATTTTTATTACAACGGTGACGAATAGTTCTTTTAAGTAGTGACCAACCAGATGCTGTCCATACTTCAATAATAGTCTCTGGTATACTTTGTTCTTTTTCTGATAATTCTTGTTCATCTAGTTTAAATTGTGGATACTCTTTTGATGGATAATTTTCAAAAAGATTTTTAATTGTAATAGTTGTTATATTTTTATTAATTTTAATTAATACAGGTGTATCACCTGTAACACTGTCTCCGTAAACTATCTCACATTGAAACATTTCCTTAGCATGTTTTTGTGTCTGTTCTATCATTTCTCTACCACAACCTGTAACAGATTGACTAATTTCTAAACAAGGTAAAGCACCAATTGTTGCACCTGTAAAACCATAAATACTGTTCATTGATACTTTTATTGCTAATTGTTTAGCATTCAATACTGTTTTTACAAATGGATCTGACGATGCATTCATTTCTTTTTTAGTAACTTTGCGATTTTGCCACAAACTTTGAAGAATCCCCGAAAGAACACCATCTTGACTTTGAACAAATGTAAATGAAAGTGAATCACCTGATTCACTTTTACCACAATCAATTGTGCTATAAACAACACCTGGTAAATTAAGGTAACGTTCTTCTAATACAACTGTGCTGTAACACATATTATGGGCTATCATTATACTTGGATAAAGACTGGCGAAGTCTAAACCACACACTGGACGTGTATAATAACCTATATTTGCTTGTAATACTGTTGCACCTTGAAATTTACCTTCAGTTTCTGTTTTAGGTAATACTGGAATAAGATAACCTGCTTTACGTGTGGCATAGGCAATTTGACTAAACACCTTAATAGATTGTCCACGTGTAATAAGATACTCTAGTGGAACCCTTGTTACTTTTGCCATTTCCAGATGATTTGGTAAAACTGCAAATTTTTCAAATAACAACAGGCACAGATTTGTATCTTGAACACAATACTTACCTATACGTGTTCTTTTTTCACGACTACCTTGATTTTTAGTCCAAGCTTCAAATATTTCTTTTGGTGTTACATCATCTTTACCTTGTTTTAAGAAATATTCACCTACATAATCTAATTTATAACTTTCCAATTTAAAATCTTTTTTAATAACTTGTAAAAGGTCAATGTGTGTTCTTCCATACAACTTTGTCATTTTCCAATCATTAAATCCTGATTGTTGATTATTAAGAACCTTGTTTACTATTTCTGTTTTTTTATATATCTTTGATTGATAATTGAATTGTTCAGTTATATCAAGAACTTGAGCACGTTCAAAAAGATAACCATTGTCAAACCCAAATATATTATAACCCACTATAATATCGGGATCTATTTCATTTATAAAATTAGAATAAGCTAAAAGTAGTTTTTTTTCTGATGGAAATTGTAATACAACGGTATCTTCAATTGCATCAATGGTTCCAAGATTAAAAAGAATTTTTTTAATTGGTCCTGCCGTCCCATCTTTATAAATACAACAAATTTGTGTTACAGGATCATTTTTATTTAATGCATTTGGAAAAGAACCATCTTCACTACAAGCTTCTATATCAAAATACATTACTCTGATATTAGCCATTTTATTACCATTATCAAAAGGATCAACGCTTTTCCAATCACATTCAAATGTGTCATTTAATGTAAATTTTGAAATTTTTACCCAACCTGCTGTAAGAATATCACGAAGATGAATAAAACGAAGTATAGGATCTATATTAGATTCATAAAGCGGGAAATGAAAATTTGTTCCACTAATTTGATAATCATTATGTTCAATTTGATATCTTAATGCTCTCATTGTTTTAGAATTATAAAATGACAGCTTTAAAAAATGACGTATTTTATTATTTTCAAATCCATAATAACGTTTTCTTTCAAGAAATGATATATCTTTACCACGAAATTTTAATGCCTGTTTTACTGAATAAATACAACTTGCATTCCAAGTAATTGGAATTTCTATAAAAAAAAATGGACAAAAATCGTTAATTTTTAATGTTACTGGATTACCTTGAATACTTATACCAAAAACAAAAATTTTAAATTTTAAATTATCATTTTCTTCAATATCATCACAATACCAATCAAGTGTTTGGAATATAAGTTCATTTTTACAACTTTCTGGTTGTCTAATTTCCCACGAACTCATTACGCCTTAAGCTTTTAATGCATAGAACTTTAAGTCAAACTTAAATTTTAAATTTAAACTTTAAACTTTTTAAATTTAAATAAATGAACTTAATATAAGTTGATTTTAATGTTAAATTTTAAAAAAATGATAATAATAATCACAATTATATTAGGCTTAATAATATGTTACAAATATTTCTATGATGGAACTGAATATATTAAAAGTAATATTGATGGTAATTTTTATAGAGTAAGGTCTGAAGCAGATAATGAACGTAAAGCAGACCTTTTAGCAATTATGCATACTAAATTAAATTTAATTGTTAATAAATTAGCACTTGATCCAAAATATAATAATAATATAAATGTTAAACGATTAGTATATAATTGGAATAAAGGAGTAACTATTAAGGAAATTGGTAAAATGGAATCAGATGCCGCATATGTAATAAATAAAAAACATATGTCATTTTGTTTACAAGATAAACCTTCAACAAATGCAAATATTGTAGAAGATATAAATTTAATGACATATGTAGGAATTCACGAATTATCTCATATAATGTCCGATGAAATTGGACACGGTAATGAATTTATTAGTAATTTTGAATTTCTTCTTGGTTATTCAAAACAATTAAATTATTTTGACAAATTACTTAATAAAGAAATGCCAGTTTATATACAATTAGATAAATTAAATACTGCAGATAATTATTGTGGAGTTCCATTAATTAATTCAATTAACTAAAAAATAAAATAAAAGTAAAAAATATAAATGGGTTTATTTTCATTCGGAAAAAAACGTAAAAAAGTTTCACGAAGAAAATTAATTCGTAAACCACCTGCCGCACTTCTTAAAAGATGCCGAAAACATCGTATTAAAACAACAATGAAAAAAGGTGGTAGACGTGTATATCGTAAAGTTTCACTTCTTAAAAAACTTCTTAAAAAGAAAATGAAAAAAATGAAGAAAAGTAAAGCGCGTAAAACACGCAAAGTTTATCGCAGACGCAGAATGGGATTTGGTTTAGATGGCAGTATATTTACTAAACCTGATAATTTTGGTTATAACCAAAAAGTTAAACAAATACCAGGAACACTTTCACAAACTATTTCAACAGTTAATGCAAAAAATAATCTTTCAAGACCCGAGGGATTCAGTTTTCAAGATAGTCAATTACCTGCATACGGAGTATTTCGTGAGTTCTTTGGAGAAGCTGTTCCTACACAGGTTCCACCCAATTATAATTTTATGGGTCAACCAGATGGTAGTTATATTCCCGTAGGAGCTCCATTTCAACGATTTACAACACCAAATTCATTTGGAAAAAAATTACGCCGTTACAATGTAGCTGGTTCAGCTTGTAACAAACTTAAAAAACGGGTTTGTCAGTCAAGTCCCAATTGTAGCTACACCCGTCGGGGTTGTCGCAGACGTAAAGGAACTAAATCAGGAGCTATGGTTTATGAAGGACCTGCACTTCAGTTTGG